AACAAAAGGTAAAAAGAATACAAAAGGTGCTGCTCAAGCTGTTACTAAAAATAAAAGCTCAGGAGTAAAGGATTGGGAAGGAGATTTACAAAGTGAGCATATAAAACTGCCATAGATAATAGGAGTATAGAAATGAAAATAAATATAATGAAAGAATCTATTCCATATATAACTGATGTAACTATTGCAGGGACAACCTTTCAATTTGAATTTACATATAATTCTTATGATAAAAGAGTGTACATAACACTTTATGATATTGATGATAATTTAATATATCCAAATGAGCCAATTCTATTCGGGATCCCACTATGGTTCAATAAATTAGTTGATGAAAAAGGAAACTTTAATAAAAAATATCCTCAAAAATATATCATTCCTAATACTTTAGATAGAAAAGCTGTAAAAATTGATTATGAAAATATTGATAAAATTGAACTTTTAGTGGAGGACTAATGGATTTTATAGCAAATAGACCTATTTTTCCACGAAATTCTTATCTTATTATAAATGGTGTAAAACTAGATGATCATAATAATGATGGTTTAAAATTTGATGTTGATGTAAAAACAGGAGAAGAAGGAAAAGTAGGGGTAGGAACATTCAAAATATATAATTTAAGTCAAGATATAGAAATAGGAAGCGAGGTAGAACTTTGGTTTGGTTATGCTGAAGATATTGGCTATTATTCAAAATATGAAGTTATAAAAAAGAAAAGAATAAAAGAAAGCTCTTCATTTATTCAAGAGTTGACTTGTTGAGAGAGAACTAAAAATAGTAGTAAGATAGTTTCAATTAGTTTAGATGGGAATACTAGGATATCTGAAGCAATAAAGGAAGTTACTAAAGAAATGGGAATAAATCTTATTTCTATGGAACTTAATAAAGATAAAATTTACACTAATGGCTTTACCTGTTACAGTCAAGGATTTCAGGAGTTAAGAGAATTAGTTCAAGACTCAGAGAGCAAAATGACTTTAAAAGGTGATGATCTTTATATCTATACAGATAAACAAAAAGATCAAGCAATTTATTTAAGCTTTGAAAGTGGATTGATTCATAATCCTGAAGCTGTTGAACAGCAAGAAAAAGAAGTGAAAGTAAATAAAAAATCTGATAATAAAAAAGAAAAAAGTAAAAAAGATGATAAATGGGAAGATGAACAAAAAAAGAAAACTATAAAAGAAAGTAACAAATATGACTATACAATCGAATGTTTCCCAATCCACTATATAAAAAAAGGTGATGTTGTATACATTGAAAGTGATGATGTAAGTGGATTTATGCAAGTGGAAGAGGTAAACATTAGTCTAAGTGATAGCTGGAATATGAAATTAGGAGTTAAAGTGATGAAAGATGATGGAAAACATAAGGATAATTCTGGTAAAAATACAAAAAATAAGAAAGGGTAGATTTGTAGATGCTGAGCCTTTGTTTACTCCCAATGGGGTTGCTCTACCTGTACTTCGTAATGTTCCAGTGGCATTATTTGGAGATAATAAAGATCATATTGATTGGAATATTAAAGAAGGGGATATAATGCCATACTTTGTATTAACTTTTGATATTTCCTCATATATAAGTCAAGGCTCTCATGATGTTATGGATTCAAACAGAAGAAATAACTTAAACAATGGTTTTATTTTACCTTTCACAATTCCAAATGCTACAGAAAGTTTGGAATTTCCTTCGGATATTAGAATTATTGGAGATAGATTAGAAGAAGGGAACATTGATTTGAAAGGAGATTCTAAGCAAGAAGGTAATGTTAAGATAAATGGAAATACTACTCAGAAAGGAAATACAACACAAACTGGGAACATATCTACAAAAGGTTCTGTTGCAGCATCTGAAGATGTTACTGCTGGAGATAAGAGTTTGAAAAAACATAAACATTCAGGAGTAGCAAAAGGAACTGAAATAAGTGGAGGAGTAGCATAATGGAAGCTATAAAAATGGATGATGGAGATATTAAATTTTCAACTATTTCAGGAATAGATGAGTTCTGGCAGAGAGTAGTAAATTCTTTAAAAATATATTCAATTGAGTGCTTTTATGATGAAAATTTAGGGCTTGATATAAGAATAATAAATGAACAGGATGTAGCTGAATATAAACTTGAACATATTTGTAGAAAGTTACAAGAATGGTATAGAGCTGAAATAGAAACAGTTAGTTATCAAATAATTTCTGAAGCAGAAAGAACTTTAAAAGCAAAAATATATATAACACATAAGAAACATAACAATATAGAGAAAGAGGTGATAATCAGTGGATAAATTTGAAACAAAAGGCTTTCAAGGACTTATGGAATTAGCACAAAAAGAAGCACAAAAAAAAGAAAATTTTGGAAGTGATTTCAATGTTGAACCAACTGGAGATTACTATAAATTAGTAGCACCTTTCATATATCTTTGTTCTTATTTGGAAGATAAAGCAATTTCAATAGCAAGGGGTTTAAATATATACAATGCACAAAATGAGGAATTAGACAATTTGTTATATTTTTTTCCTAGAAGATTTGGAACAAAAGCTCAAGTACATTGTAAAGTTACAGCAACTAATTTTGTAGATGTGTTACAAGGAGATATTATCATACAAGCTGAAAATGGAGTGAAATATGAAAATATAGAAAGATTTGAAGTAGACTCTTCAAAGACTAAAACAATACTATTTCAAAGTCTATTCGAGGGAGAGGAAGGAAACATCCAAATTAATAAAATTGAAAAAGTTATAAAAGCTCCAGCATCAATAGTTGATGTACAAAATATTGAAATTGGAGAAGGTGGGCTTTCTTCTGAAACTGATTATGAGTATTTAAAAAGATATTTAGCTAGTAATAGCAAAGGTGAATGGAGTTTATTACCTATTTTAAATGCTATAAGAAAATTACCAGGAGTAAAAAGTGCTAATGGGATAAGAAACAATACAATGAATATAGACAGCTTTGGACTTTCTCCAAAAAGCATTTGGATAGTAGTAGATGGAGGAATAAAGGAAGAAATAGCACATGCTATTTATATGCACATTCATACTCCAGATACTAAAGGAAATGTTGTGGTAAATGTTCCAACATCTGTACCTGATCATTTTGAAACTATAAGATTTGATAGACCTGCTCAAGCAGAAATTGAATATAAATTGGATATAAAAAGTGCTGATGAATTGAAAATCAAAAATTTAATTGATGAGTATATTAATGAAGCTGGAATAGGTGCTTTACTATCAAATGGAACATTCTTATATGAATATCTTTATAATAAAAACTATAAATATACCGATTTTGACTTGAAGTTTAGAAAAAAAGGTACTCTTGTTTGGAGTAATTCAATTCAATTAAACTTTAATGAAATACCAAAGAGTGCTGGGAGAATATCATGATTAATGAAGTTATAAAGGGTTTACCTTTGCATTTTCAAAAAGAAAATACAATTAAATTATACAAAACTTTGAAGCCAGTTATTGAGTATATAGATAGCTTAATAGAAAATTTAAAAAATCAAACATCATTATTAAAATGTTCAGGGATATTCTTAGATTTTATGGGTGAAAGATATGATGAAAAGAGAAGTGGTCGAGATGATGAGACTTATAGACAAGCATTGATTATAAAAAAAATGGCACTTGATGGATTACCTAATACAGAATTTTTACTCTCACTTACTAGGGAACTTACTAATAAAGAAGTTACTAAATTAAAAACAAGACCATTGCAAGAAGTAGCTAGTCAACTATTTAAGGTAAATATGATTGATGATTTAAAAGTTATTAATAAAATGCCTGACTTAAATAAAGTTTGTGAAGTTGGAGCGAGAATGTATTGGGAGCTTGAAATTATCAATAATAAAAGCAATAAATATTATTCATCAGTAGTTGAGAATATAAAAAAAATAGAAATAAAAGCTGATTTTAAACTAGATCAAACAATGAGAATAAATTCAAAATTAAATACTGCTCAAGGGATAGGATTTACAAAAATAATTGAGATAGGGGGAATTAAATAATGAGTTATTTTGAAGGCTTAAAGCTAACAAAAAAAGGTGAACAACTTCAAGCTAAGATAAATGGAAATTTATCCGAAACTCTAACTTTTACAAAAGCAAAGTTAGGAAGTGGTTCAATAACTTCAAATGATGAGATTAGATTCTTAACAGATGTAAAAGAAGTATGGGGGACAGCTAATGTAACTAGTTGTAAGATACAGGGAGATGAAAAAAATATAGTAGCTATAGAACTTCAATTTTCTAATGCTGAGCTAAGAGAAGATAAAATCTTCAGAGAAATTGGACTTTATGCACAAGGAAATGAAGGTGAAGAAATTCTTTATGCTTATGCTAATGCTGGAGATAAATATGATTATATTCCATTAATGAAAGATAGTCCACATTCTTTTATAATAGTAATTTATTTTAATATAACAAGTGGTTCAAAAGTTGATGCCAAGATTGATTTACATAGTTATGTGTCACTTCAAGAGTTTAATGAAGGAATGAATAAAAAAGTAAACAAAACAGACTATGCTTCAGCCGAGCAGTATGGAATAGTTAAGTATGGAGCTGAAGAAGGGACAGTACTAGAAGGAAATAAGTTTACTCAGATGATGGGAAAAGATTATGGTGGGGTATTAAATGAACCAGGAACAAAAGAAGTAGGAAAAACTTACTTTGATAAAAATACAAAAAAATTATACCTATGTAAGAATACAAATACAGATATTTCAGCCAATATAAATAATTATATAGCTATGGACAGTCATTCAATTCTTGAGAGAATGGAAAATTTATTCAAATACTCTGAAATTTTTAAGGGCAGAGCTGCAACAAAAGGACAAGTGTTAGGTAGTATCCCAGACAATTCAAAATTTTTAGAAATAATAGGAATAAACTATGCGAGTGATAGTAATTTCTACTATTTTCAGCCTATAATTCTAAGAACAGAAATTGTAAGAAATAGAGATATTTTTTTTAATCTTGGGATAGCATCAGACACGAGAGAATTTGGACTGAGTTTCAAAAATAATGTGATATCAATTATCTATTCGAGTTCAAATTCTATAGGGGATAATAACTTTATTGGTCAAATTTTATCTGTTAATGGTTAATATTACTAATCCAAAAAGTAGAAAGTATCTAAGTACATACTTTCAGCTGTATCTAATTTTGTTAAAATATATAAATTCCCTGTGTTTGCATCATAACGAGTTCTCGCTGTTATCCCGCTTGGATGAGAAACTATTAATTTTAAATTAATAGTTTTTGGTTTATAGCCATTTGGAAATGTAAACAGTAAAGTTCCCTCGTTTAAAGATGTTACAACTGAAGAAGGAACATCTAAAAAGACATGTGCAGTTTTTCCTATTTTAGAAAAAACTAGAGCTGAATATCTAGTTTCAGCGGTTTTATTTACAGACTCATATTTGGATAAATTTTCCAATCTATTTACTTTTATATAAAATGTACCTAACAAATTTGAAGGAGGTACAAAGTATGGAACTAAAAGGATGGGAAAAGTTAAAAAAGGAAAATGTGGAGATTTATAAGCAGTATTTGAATAGCTGCAAAAGCAGTAACTACGAAACATGGGAAACAACTTATTCCACTTACATCAGTAATTTCAAGTTGTTTCTTATATGGTTTCAAGAAAATTATAAAAATAGGTATTTATTGAGTAAAGACACACTGATGGAAATGCCTCAAATTATGGAAGAGTACAGAAACCATTGCAGGAGTTTAGGAAATAGTAAAAGGACTCTAATGAATAAAACAACATCAGTTAGTAGTTTTTATTTATGGTGTGTTAGAAGAAATAAATGCAGGTTTCACCCGTTTGATAAAAAACCAGACAGATTGAAATTTGCTGAAAAAGATAAGATTAGAAAGAACTATTTTTTAAATACTGAACAAATTCTTACTGTTAGACTTTTTATGAAATTTCAAAATAAAAAGTATGATATTCAAGATAGGATTTTATGGGAATTATTTTTAGACAGTGCTTGTAGAATTTCAGCAGTTCAAAATTTAAAGTTGGAGCAATTAAGACTAGAAGATGGATACTTTGAAGGAGTTAAAGAAAAAGAAGGTTATATAGTGAA